CCCGATACCCCCATGCCCCTGACCGACCTCGCGATCCGCCGCGCGAAGCCATGGTGTTCTTGCTCTTGGCCAGCAGCTGCTCGATGGCCATCGCCTGGCGCTCGCTGTCGGTCACCTTGATGCCGGTGTCGACCAGCTGCTTGTTGGCTTCGATCTGGCGCTGTGCCGTGGCCAGCACGTTCTGCGCCGCGGAGTCGTCGCCGTTCTTCTTGCCGACGCCCTCCCGACGGTTGAACTGCCTGTTCACGTCCGCTTCGGCCTTGGCGATGAGCCGCTGCATCGAACCATCGAAGTGGCGCGCGTCGTTGTCCTCCAGCTTGTTGTAGTCGGCGATGATCTTGTTGATGGCCTGGCGCTTCGCGGTCTCCCGGTCGAGCCCGGCCATCCTCGCCTTCACCGCCTGATCGGCAACCTCTCGCTCCTTGGCAAGCTCGCGCTCCGCAGCGATGACATCACGGTCGTACTGCCGCACCTGCCCCAAGATGGCAGCACCGTCAGCCATTTCCGCCTTCCACTGCTGCAGCTGGGCGATGCGCTGGCGGGCAGCGTCGGCACCGGTCGAGCCGCGGGAGGCATCACCGGGAATGGGGCTCCTGCTCAGGCTCTGGAAGAACTCCAGATCGTCCCTGGCACGTTGCAGCTGGCTGTCCAGGTCGTTCGCGCCGATGGTCTTGATGCTCTCCATCGCGCCGGCGAACGCTGCCAGTGCACCCTTCCACGCTCGCTCAACCACGCCAGCGCTGTCCGCCATGCTGTTGGCCCGGTCGACCAGCAGCAGCCGGGTCCATTCCCCAACGTCAGCAAAGGTCAATGCCTCCGGACCGCTCTTGCGGCGCGCGGAGAGCTGCCAGAACCAATCCCAGATGTGCGCCCCTCTCTCGGGGACCCTCACCTCTGGGGATGGCTCTCCGAAGCGCTCGTTACGGGTGCGGCGGGTTTCCCCGTTGCTGTCCGGCACGTCGTACCGGACAGTCAGGTAGATCGCATCAGCCAGCTTCCTGGTCAGTTCCGCGAAAGAACTCGGCGCGCTCGCCCAGGGCGGCGTCCAGCTGCTCGGTCAGCCAGGGCAGCTCCTTGAACAGAGCGCGGAGGGCCTTCTCCTCGAAGGCAGGCTTCTCGCCATGGAAAGTGAGGTCGCCCTTCCACTCCCAGCCACCCACCGAGGCCACAAGCATGTCGATGCGCCCGGCTTCCAGCTTCTCGGCGGCGGTGTCGCTCATGGGATCTGGTCCTTCACCTCTTTGGCCACCGCTTCCACGATGAACACCCAGTTCTGCGCCGCGGCGCGCGCGAAGCCCTTGCCGGCCTGTGCGTACTTGCGGCCCTTGCTGTCCTCGCCGTAGAAGCCGTGCTCCATGCGCATGGCGTACTTCGCTGTCCAGCCCGCCCACACCGTCTGGCCGACCTGCAGGCCCAGGAACACCAGCCCCATGGCCTGGCCGCCCGCCTCCGGTGGTCCTTCTGTCGAAGCCCCGGCCGAGTTGCGCAGGAAGCCGGTGTCGACCGGCATCTTGCCGCCCTGGCCCTCCGGCGTGTTGGCCTCATCCATCAGCCGCTGGGCGGACGCCTTGAAGATGGCCTCTTGCCGCAGCTTGGCCTTCTCCGTGAAGGCCTTCACCTGGTCACCGAACTTGCTGGCCACGACGCAGCACCTCCGCCGCCATGTTGATCTGGTACCGCTTCATGCACCGGCACTGGATGGTCTCCTCCGGCCCGGCGCCCAGCGACGTGTCGCCCGGGTAGTGCATCAACGCCCCGCTCGGCGTCTGGAATGGCTCGCCGAACTTCCGCTTCTGGCCATTCATGGCCGCGTGGCTGTGCCGCGTGCGCTCATCGCCAGTGGCTGAGCATCCTTCACCGGCACCGCCGCTGCGATCTCCTCTTCGTCGTCCTCGCCCGTTTCTTCCTGCGGCGTCGACTTGCCGTACTCCAGCATCTCGGCTTCCAGGCCCGGGGCAATGCCTGCCTCGGTCAGCATGTTCACCGCTACCGTGGACAGCACGTTGTCCGGGATCAGCTTCGTCTCGGAGATGATCTTGATGCTCTCGGCGGTGCTCTTTCCGGTTGAGCGGCCGCGCTTCATCGGACACCCCCTGACGCTAGAATCCGCATAAGCACAGGGGAAAACGAATGAAGAACGGGCGCACGGATCGGGATTGGACGGTGGTCACTGTGATGGCTTTCATTGCAGGCGCAGTGCTGATCTGGGCCCTGTTGAGCAAGCATCCGCCCCAACCAAGGCCTCCTGCTGATATCGACTGGCCCGCGTGGGTTCAGGCAGTCATGTCGGTCATAGCTATCCTCGCTACGGCATTCGTTCCCCGCTGGATAGATGCGCAGAAGCGAAAGGAGTCCGCTGATCAGTTCTTGGTATTTGCTCAGCACATGCTGACGCAGTCCGAAGATCTTCAGCTGAGTATGGCTAGCGACAGCGGACGTCGCGGAATGGAGATGTGGGGCCACCAGGCAGAATGGAAATCCATAGCCGAAGGCGCGATGGAGCTTAGCCTGGAGATTCTCCCAGTCGCGGCGTACCTGCCAATCTGGCTTCAGCTGCGGGAGATGGCAGTTCGCATGGCCGACTACCACAACGGTGCGATTCGCTACACTTCGCCCGTAGACGAAATAGATGATGTGATCCTCTCCGGCTACATTTACCGGCTGAAGCGTCTTTACAACGATCTTGTCGAATTGGATTTGCAGCACCGGGGATACCGAGGCTATCGAAAGGTCGAGGTCGAGGACTGACACGGTCATGCCGCCCTCCCCCGCTGCTGCCGGCCGTTGACCATGCGCCAGTAATCCGCGCGCACGTCGTCCAGCATGACGTGCGCGTAGTGGTCACCGATCCAGGCCGTGATGCCCTTGAAGAAGGTGGCGAAGTCCTCCTCCTCCATCGAATCGAAGGCCAGGGACTGGGCCACCTTCACCGGAATGGTTCGGATCTCCGGCAATACCGCCGCCAGCACTTTCCGCGCCCCGGCGCCAAGCACCGTCTCGGCGGCATCCAGCAGCGCCTTCACCACCGGGCTTGCGTCCATCTCCACCATCTCGCAGCAGATGCCTGACTCCAGCTGCACCTGCTTCAGCGCGGCATGCGCGTCCAAGTCGCGGAACGCCTCGACGTTGTCGACCAGCAGCTGCCCGATGACATGGGCCAGCCGGTGGAACGCGGCATTGCGCGAGGCCTTGATCTCCAGCCGATACTCATGGCCCACGCGGTAGCCGCGATCCTTGGCCAGCCTGCGATCGATGTCGTTGCTCGGGGCGAACGCGCCAATCTCCTCGCCGGTGGCCTTGCCCTGGCCAGCTTCCCCACCTTGCGCCCCACCGGCGGCAGCCGGGGGGGTATGGGGGGTTTCTTCTTTTGGAGACGGATTCGGAGACGGAGACGGATTCGGAGACGGGGCAGTGCTAGAACCTGCTACTGGCAGGTCTGCACCTGCTACGGGCAGAGAACCATCCTGCTCGGGTTGAGCCTGTAGCAGCTTGGCTGCGTACTCTGGCATCAGCAGCGCAGCTTCCTGTCGGCCGTGCCGACGGCAGAGTGCAGCCCACTTAGCCTTCTCGGAACGGGCCTCAGCGCCAGCGGACCACGGCTGATGCTCGGCCCAGTCATGCAGCTGGTAGCTGCCCTCACTGCCATCGAGGAACCCAACCGAGGCCAGTTCGCGCACCAGCGCATCGTTCTCGCCTGCCCAGTCAGCAGCCAGCTCGATGTCTTCGGCCGTCATGCCACTGAGATCTCCATCGGGGCGGCTCGACCTCGCCCAGAGGATCAGGCACACCAGGGACCAGCCGGCGGCGGGGCCGAGCCGGCGCACCAGCTTCTTCGTCTTCGGGTGGCCCGGCAGGCCCGTGCTGAGGCGTGCGTCAGTGCTCATGCATCCTCCCGCAGCACCAAAAGGCACCCGGCCAGATACCAAATCTGCCGCACATGGATCATGGCCTTGGCGGTGGCGTTCATACCCCGCCCCGCTCTGCTGCAGCCTCGGCGTGCTGGCTGACCTGCACCAGCGCAGCAATCACCCGCATGACGTCGCGGGAGACCTGGTCCGACTCGTTGCCGGTGATGCGGTTGTCGGCCATGGCCTGGGCGATGGTCTCTGCCAGATCGCCCTTGGCTGCAGCGGCAGCCAGCATCGCGCTGATGATCGAGCCTGCCTCTGGTGCCTTGACCGGCTGTGCCATGAATCCATGGGTGGCCGCCAAGGCATGGAGGATCCGGTAGTCGCCGGTGAGCCCCATCAGCCGATCCGCTTCGGCCAGCGTCAGGTGGTGGGAGGTCGTGTTCGGGTTGACCTTGCTGTTCAGCACAGCCTCGGACATGGGCACGCGCTCACCGTCCTTGTTGAGTCGGGTCAGCCGCTCAGCGAGGGGACCGGCACCGCCCGGATATTCGTGGACGGTGTCGTAGGCAGCATCAAGTACGTTCATGGGCGGATTCTCTAAACGTGGTTTGGCGGACGTCTGCGGCGCACCATCAGCGCCATGGAAAACATCACGTCACGGATGAGGGGAGTCCCCCTCCTTGCGGTAGGCTGCGGTCACCACACGCACAGCCAAAGCCCACAAGGAGGGCGACATGGAAGAGAAGCAAGCAGATACCGAAAGCGAACTCGGATCTTTCATCGGGGGGAACATCGCGGGCTCGGCATTCGCCTTGGTCGCTCTGATAGAAGCACTCGCAGAGCAGCCTGGAATCGACGCAGAGAAGCTGGTCAAGGACTTCATGGAACGCCTTCCGGCTCGGGGGTCTGCATCGCCTGGGGCGGAGCTGATTTACGACTCCATCGAGGGCTTGCTGCGGAGCGACGGCGAACCGGAAGAAGCTCCGCCGCCGCAGAACGACTGACCTCTGCGACCTGGCTACACCTCGGTCCCGCGCAATGGCGGGACCGGGCTTCATCCCTGCTCGGTTTCAGCAGCCAGTTGCGGACCCACAGCCTCGGATTCCAGCGGTCAGGCAGCATCGGCCACCCCCTGCTCGTCGTTGGCGGCCGGGGGTCCGAAGACGTCCGGGCGGAGCAGATGCCTGGAGACGCCCGTGGCCGCCTCCACCACCAGCACATGGCGCGGTGGCACAGGCCGACTTCCGCTGACCCACTGGTTCACGGCCTGCGGGGTGACGCCCAAAAGGCGAGCGATGCCGGCTTGGCCGGTTCCCAACTTCTCGATGGCGGTGGCGATAGCGTTCATGCCGCCATCTTAAGCATCGCTTTAGTTCACGGTCAAGCGATGCTTTCTTACATTCGATTCTCTGCCCTTAGACAATCAAGCAATGCTTGACAATTCCGCCATGGCAGCCGCGATCCGAGCGGCAATCGAAGACTCTGGTCTGACTCAGAAGGGCATCGCCGATGCTTTCGAGGTCACGGAGCAGGCCGTCTCTGGCTGGCTCCGCACCGGCAAGGTGGATAAGCGCAAACTACCGAAGCTGGCACAGCTCACCGGCAAGCCGCTCTCTCACTTTGGCATGGGCAGCGAAACCGTTGCAGTCGCATCTCCTGCGACTTCCTCCGACTACGTTCGCGTTCAGCATCTGGACGCCGAGGCGGGAATGGGGGGAGAGATTATCAACGACGACTATCCCGAAGTGATTCGGGCAATGGACTTCGAGCCTGCCTACATCAGGTCCATCGTAGGATTCGTCCCGACACCTGGCAGATTGATCTTGGTCACTGGCCGGGGCGACTCGATGATTCCAGTCATACAGCCAGGTGAAACGCTGATAGTCGATACCGGCATTCCCCACTTCGACGGCGACGGCATCTACCTGATAAACACAGGCAATGGCCAACAGATCAAGGCGCTTCAGGATCGGGGCGATTCGATCTACGTGGTCAGCGCGAACACGGCGCTTTACCCTGCCTTCCCGCTACCGAAAGCTGCGGTGATCGGCGGCAAGGTCTATCTTCGGAATCGGATTGACCGTCTGAACTGAGCAACCTCAGCACGCAAAGGGAATGCACATGCGAGTTCTTGGATTCATCGCCACGGCCATAGGTATTGTGATGCTGCTGGTGTCCTGCAACATGGACGTCAGCGTCGAAACCGGCCTTGGCTCAAGGGTCAATAACATCGGACTGATGCAGCAGCAGAGCATGTTGGTCAACGTCAGCTTGGGCTTGATGCTCATCGGCGTCGTGATGTGGATTGCTGGGCGCCGGAAGCCGACCGAAACCACCGAGGTAAAGGAATCACCGGCCTACAGCGCGGATGAGATGAGAGATCTGGACGTCCTTCTGGCGGACAGAGGTTGGACGGGGATCACTCTGCGCGCGGATGACCCGAAGGTAGTGCACTCGGTCAGTCCTGGCTCAACCGCGGATTTTGTGGGGGTCAGGCCCGGTGACCGATTGATCCAGATCGACGGCGCGTTTACCGGCAGCGACCTGCGGAGCAACGTCATGCAGTTGGCAGGCGATGCGGGGACCATTGCTGTATTGAAGCTCAGGCGTGGCGACCATGCGCTGGAGGTTGATGTCGAGCGCCAGCACGGGCATGAGCAGGGCACTGAAAGGGCGGCGGCTGAGACAAGATCAGGCGAGTCCACCGTCACAGTTCCGCCCTCCCCTGCGCGCCAGGAGGGTTATGGGGCTTGGCCCTACATCGCGATCTTCGCTGTCGGGTTAATCCTGCTTTACGTCCGGCTGAAGTAATTGATTTTCTAGGAAATTCTTCAAAGAGGCCCATCGTCTGATGGGCCTTTTTTCGTTCTGGGTCGAAAATTGACTAAAGCGACGCTTGACTATTCCCTAAAGCGCTGCTTTACTTGCCCCCGTCGACCAGCACCGTGCTGGACCGCCGGAGCCCGAGATGGACCACACCGCCCACAACCCAGCTGCCCAGGACCTCCACCCCGAGGCAGACCTTCGCCGCCAACGCCGGAACATCCCGGTCGTCATCGGCAATCTGAAGGCCACTGGCCTGAGCATGCCCGGCGTGGACAGCGCCTACCGCGCGGCTCTGTTCGCCGGCGCCACCGATGAGATGGCCTGGGAAGCGGCCCGCCGCCATGAGCTGGTGCTGATCGGCTTCCCCGATGAGATCTCCGACACCGCCACGGACCTGAGCAAGGTCGAGTCGATGCGCAAGCGCCGCCAGGCGCTGATCGATACCTGCCGCGCCCTGCCCAACCCGTTTGCCTTGGGCGCCGAAGCGCAGGTGGCGGCATGAGCGTCGCCGTCAACGCCTTGGCACTGCTGGACGCCCAGCTCAAGGACCGCGCCGAGCGCGCCGCGCGCTACGGCAGGCACGCCGACAAGGCTGCCGTGAAGCACGGTGCACGTCAGGTCACTGCCGACCGCATGGCAGACCACGCAAAGGTCCTGCTCGCCGAACTGCTTGCCGTGCGCGCGGCCGTCGCCGAGCTGATCGCCGCAGATTCGGAATACGACAGTGCCCGCGCCGCATGGCTCGCCGACCACTCCAAGCACGACAAATTCCTTGCAGCCCACACGGCGTGGGATCGCCGTGCAGCTGCGCTCGCCCGCGTCAAAGGAGAAGCCGCATGAGCACCAATGTTCGCCAGATCCGCGAGTTCCAGGCCGTGCGCGACGCGATCGCCAGCACCGGCCTCAACCCGGCGCCGCTGTTCCGCAACCTCAACGCCGAGCAGCGCCGCGGCAACCGTGGCCTGTCCGTGGTCGACAACGCGCTGCGCCTGCGCCGCCAGTTCCGCGACGAATTCACCAACCAACCTGGTCCGGAGGCCGCATGAGCGACAAGACGTCCCAGTTCGAGGATCTGCTGAAGGCGGAGACCGCCAGCATGTCGGTCGAGTTCATGGCCTACGGCGCGGTGATCGGCCTGATCGTCGGCATCGCCGGCACGCTGATCCTGCAGGACATGCTCCAGGCGGTGTTCCAGTGAGCCGCGCACAGGTTGCCGCCGCGCTGGCCATGTTCGCCCTGGGCGTGCTGCTGGGCGTTTCCATCGCCGCCATTTTTGTCTTCCGCGACGTGCTCGCCACCGTCCTCGCCGCCGGCGCGTTCGCCGCATGGGTGGTCTGGGTGATCTGCGGCGCGTGGATTCACCTGATCGAACTGCTGTCCCCTTCCACCAGCAGCCATTGCCCCGCCGTGACCGAGCCGGCGGAAGACCTGCAGTAAGCCACTGCCGGCGCGGCCGGCTCAACCGACGAGGTCCACATGTTCCACCTGAAGAACAACCCGGCGGCCGTCTCCAACGTGAACCTGCGCATCGAGAAGCACGGCGATGAGCGGCACCTGGCGGTCGATCTGTCGATTACCACCAGCACCAGCAACCTGGTGCTGGACCACTTCGACAAGGAACTGCGCAAGGCCCTGTTCCGTAAGCCGGGCAAGGGCGAGCAGCAGTCGCTGCCGACCATCGGCGACCACCTGACCGAGATCAAGATCCCGAGCCTGGAGCCCATCAAGGTGGGCCACGAATTCAAGGGCTTCGAGCTGCAGATCGACGGTGAGCTCGACAACACGCAGCCGATCTTCCTGGTGGACGTGAAGCTGAAGAAGTTCGTCATTGCCCCGAAGGAAGGCGGCAGCGTCGAACTGACGTTCAAGGCCTCGGCCAGCGTCACCCCCGACGAAGTCGCCGAGCTGACCGAAGCGCTGATCCGCGAAAACGTGGTCCTGACCCTGCAGCCCGGCCAAGCCAACGAAACCACGCAGCAGGAAGACCTCGCTGCTGCCTGATCCCCCTGCCCTGCGCTTCCCCCCTGTGGCGCATGGCTGACAGCCCGGAAAGACGGGCAACCCTCTACCCGCCCTGGAGCACAACATGACCAGCACCACCCCGGCCACCGGCCGCATCCAGCTGTTCGACGTCGAAAGCTCGCAGATCCACAGCATCGGCCACGACGCCGCCACCAACACCCTCGCCATCTGCTTCAAGCGCGGCAGCGGCAATGCACGCGGCCCGGGCTCGGTCTACCACTACGCCAACTTCAGCGCCGAGGAGTTCCAGGCGTTCAAGGACGCTGAGTCCATCGGCAAGCACTTCGGCGCGTACATCAAGCCGTTCCCGGAGAAGTACCCGTACCACAAGGTCGCCGAGCAGCAGCAGGCCGCCTGACCGTAAACCGGAGGCTACAGCGGCAACGCCGCCTCACACCTCGCCGGACAGCGTAACCGGCCGCCGGGATGCCCTGAGCACGACAGTTCGGCGCTAAAGCAAAGCAGGGAATCGCATGCCCCAACTGGCATCGAGGCAATACGGCGGTGAGAGCCCCGCGCCGGAGACGTAACCGGCCCACCTATTCCTTCAACGCCGGCCGCGCCGGCCGGAGATCCAGCGACATGAACGTTCCCGCCACCCAGCAGCAGCCGCAGACTGCGATCGCAGCGCAGCCGCGCCAGCAGTTCGACCTCAGCCCGCAGACGTTCGAGCAGGCCCTGACGTTCTGCGACTACCTCGCCGACAGCGACCTGGTCCCGAAGGACTTCAAGGGCAAGCCGGCCAACTGCCTGATCGCCATCCAGTGGGGCGCCGAGCTCGGCCTGAAGCCGCTGCAGGCGCTGCAGAACCTGGCCATCATCAACGGCCGGCCCGCATTGTGGGGCGACGCGGTTATCGCCCTGGTGCGCAGCTCGCCGCTGTGCGAGTACATCACCGAGGGCGACGACGGCGGCACCGCCGTGTGCCGCGTGAAGCGCCGCGGCGAGTCCGAGGAAGTCCGCACCTTCAGCATGGACGACGCCAAGGTGGCCGGCCTGCTGGGCAAGAGCGGTCCCTGGACGCAGTACCCGAAGCGCATGCGCCAGATGCGCGCCCGCGCCTTCGCCCTGCGCGACGTGTTCCCCGACGTTCTGCGCGGCATGCCCATCGCCGAGGAAGTCATGGACATCCCGCAGGCAGGCGCTGCCAGCGGCGAGCCGGCGCGTGCTGCCATCGAGGGCCAGGCCGATAAGCAGCTGCCGCTGTACTCGGAAGCCGACTTCGTGGCGAACCTGCCGAAGTGGTGGGACATCATCGCCAGCGGCAAGAAGTCCGCCGAGGACCTGATCGCCATGCTGCAGACGAAGGCTCGCTTCACCGCCGACCAGCTGCAGGAGATCCGCAACCCGCCCAAGAACGAGACTGAGAGCGACGGCGAGCCGCAGCGCGACGCTGATGCCGCTGCCGGCGGCGTGACCCAGACCGCAGTGGAGGGCTGAGCATGCGCACCGTCAACCTGATCCAGGGCACCCCGCAGTGGCATGCCCACCGCGCCAGCCACTTCAACGCCAGCGATGCTCCGGCGATGATGGGCTGCAGCCCGTACAAGACCCGCAGCCAGCTGCTGCGCGAGTTCGCCACTGGCGCCACCATCGAGCATGACGCGGCCACGCTGCAGCGCTTCGCCGATGGCCACCGATTCGAGGAACTGGCCCGGCCGCTGGCTGAGAAGATCATCGGGGAAGATCTGTTCCCGGTGACTGGCACGCACGGCAAGTACTCGGCCAGCTTCGACGGCCTGACTCTGCTGGAGGACAAGGCGTTCGAGCACAAGTCGCTCAACGACGACCTGCGTCTGGCCATGCCGGTGGACGGTGGCGATGCCTGCCTGCCGCTGCACTACCAGGTGCAGATGGAACACCAGGTCATGGTCAGCGGCGCCGAGCGCGTGCTGTTCATGGCATCGAAGTGGAACGGCGACGAGCTGGTCGAGGAGCGCCACTGCTGGTACACCCCGAACGCGGAGCTGCGCGCCAAGATTGTGGCCGGCTGGGCCCAGTTTGATGCCGACGTGATGGCTTATGACCCGGCGCCGGTGGCTGAGCCGGTGGCCGCTGGCCGCGCCCCGGACCAGATGCCGGCCCTGCGCATCGAAGTGACCGGCATGGTCACCGCGTCGAATCTGGCGGAGTGGAAGGAACAGGCTATCGCCGTGTTCCAAGGGATCAGCACCGAGCTGGTCAGCGACCAGGACTTCGCGGATGCCGAGAAGACGGTGAAGTGGTGCGGCGATATCGAGGACCAGCTGAAGGCCGCCAAGCAGCATGCCCTCGGCCAGACCCAGAGCATCGACCTGCTGTTCAAGACCATCGACGCCATCGCCGATGAAGCCCGCTCCAAGCGCCTCGCTCTGGAGAAGCGCGTCAAGACCCGCAAGGACGAGCGCCGCACCGAGATCGGCAACAGCGCCCGACGCGCGGTGCAGCAGCACGTGCTGGCCATCAACGAGACCCTGGGCGAGCACGCTATCCCGATGCCGGCCACGTTGATCGCCGACATCAGCGACGCCATGAAGGGCAAGCGCTCGTTCGCCAGCATGCAGGAGGCGGTGGACACGGTGGCTGCGAACGCCAAGGTGGACGCCAGCCGGTCGGCCGAGCGGATCCGCGCCAACATCCGCGTCATGGAGATGGAGGTGGGCACGCATGCCGCCCTCTTCCCGGACCGCGTGCAGCTGTGCTCCACGAAGTCGGCGGAGGATCTGCGCAACCTGATGGCCGCGCGCATCAGCCAGCGCCAGCAGGCCGAGCAGGAGCGCCTGGACGCCGAGCGCGAGAGGATCCGCAAGGAGGAGGAGGCCCGCGCGCAGAAGAAGGCGGCCGACGACGCGGCGGCTGCTGCAGCTGCGCAGGCCGCCCAGGCAGCTCAGGCGGCACAGCCGGCAGCGGTCGAGCAGCAGACCGGGCCGGTGGCAGCCGCGGCACCGGTGCGCACCGCGCCGACGGCAGTGGCCAGCGCACCGGCACCGGCGGCCGCGCCGCGCGAGGTGGTCAAAATCAAGCTGGGCGACATCAACGCGCGCATCGCCCCGCTCTCGATCAGCGCCGATGGGCTGGCCCTGCTGGGGTTCAAGCCGATCAACGCCACCGGCGCTGCCAAGCTGTACGACCAGGCGCAGTTCCCGGCGATGTGCCGGGCCATGATCGACGGCCTGCAGGACGCGGCCAACAGCTACCCGCTGGCCGCCTGATGGAACTCTGGCGCACCAGCGAACTGCGGGTTCTGCGCCAGATGGAGGGCCGCGACGCGATGACCGTCGCGGCTGCTCTCGGGCGCTCGCCCCGCGCGGTCCAGGACATGGCCCGCTGCCAAGGGATGCCGGTACCGCGCCAGCCTCACGGCCGGTACTGGCCGGCCACCACCAAACGCCGCGCCCGGCAGCTCCGGGCCAGCGGCAACACCGTCAACCAGATCAGCGCCGCGCTGGGTGTTCCGTTCGGGACCGTGCGCCGCTGGGTCTACGAAGGAGCAGCAGCATGATCCAGGAACGCCCCATCCTGTTCAACGGCGCTATGGTGCGCGCCATCCTGTCAGGGGCCAAAACGCAGACCCGACGTGTGGTCAAGCCGCAGCCGTTGGAAGAAAGCTTTCTCGACGCCCAAGGCGTGTATCAGCCGAGATTCGATGAAGAAGGTCGTCTGCTCGTCGCGATGTTCAAGGGCGTGCATTTGCTCGCCTGCCCCTTTGGCCAGCCCGGCGACCGCCTGTGGGTCCGGGAAACTTGGGCCGAATACATCGACTTCGACACCAGCCCAGAAGGGGCCCAGATCGTCCTCGGTGGCGACATCGTGTACCGCGCCGATGGTGAGGACCAGAAGCGGCACACCAGCTGGCGTCCCAGCATTCACATGCGCCGCGACTACTGCCGCCTGGTGCTGGAAGTAACCGACGTGCGTGTCGAGCGACTGCAGGAAATCAGCCTTCCGGATCTTATTGCTGAGGGCATCGCCTGTTACCCAGACGTGAACCCGTTCCACGACTTCGAAGAGCTGTGGGCCAGAACCGGCGGCGACTGGGCCGGCAATCCGTGGGTGTGGGTGGTCAGCTTCAAGGTGGTGACGCCATGAGCCGCCACATCGCCCGTCGCGCGCCCAAGGAGACCTTGGGCTTCGCCTGGGGCCGCTTCCCGACCACGGACGGCAGCGCCGTCACCTGGCGCCTGTACCGCCGCGACCACCGCCGTGCGCTGCACATGCACGTACAGACCTTCTTCGCCCATGAGGACCGCGCGGTGATCGCCGGGCACCTGCGCCGCGCGCGCCGCCGCCTGCGCGACAAGGTGGACGACATCGACTTGGCGGCGATGGGGGTGGCGGCGTGAATTCAGTAAATCGTGTGGCTGGAGAACTCTTCCACGTTGTTCGTGTGGTCGACCCTAGTAACACCAGCAAAGGAGTGAAGTTCGTCCGAAAACTTCGCGCCAGAGCGCACTATCCAGACCGCCGCGTCCTTCATCCTGAGCCAGTCATCAAGAACCTTGCCCACGTCAACGTATCTTTCGCCGACCCCGTCCGTGAAGAACGTCATATGGCTTGCATTGTCGTCAACTCTTTCGGCCAGAGCCCTGAGCGATCGACAAGCGGCGATGAGGCTCGCCAGATCTGCGCCCAGCGTATTAGGCAGCGTGTGGATTCTATCCATGACCGTCTCGGCCGTAGGCAGAAAACCCTGCTTCGCCTCGTATATCGCTTGGTCGTAGTACTTCTCCAGCATGTAACGGATCTGATCGCTGCGCAAGTCAGGGGCTTTAACCATTGCTCGCGCCAATCTTGCTGCTCGCGCGGGGAGTGTTCCCACTTCCGCGACAAGAAGTCGACCAACGATGCGAGCGGTCTCATCACTAAGACGAGCGGTGTCTTCATGCTGCTGTTGGGCAATTTTCGTGGCTTGCTCAGCAATGCTTGCCGCCCGTCTGGAAGTCATCCAAGCAAGTATGGCGACCAGCACGGTTACCACTCCCACTGCGGCGGTGGCGACTACTCCCCATCCCGCCCAGAACGTGGCGCACTCCGCCTTCATCGAAAGGCACTCACCAAACCCCAAAGCCATTGCTGTTACCCCCTGTCCATGTTGGAGCCGATTCTGCCATGACCTACATCCATCCGAACGACCGCGTGTACGCGCTGGAGCGCGCTGTGGCCGCCGCCGTTGCTCAGGGCGAGGAGCGCAAGGTGCAGGACGACCTGCGCGAGATCCTGGCTGAAGCCCGCCGCGAGGCCCGGGGGTGAGCGGCCTGGTGCTGGTACCGGCGCCGAAGGATCCGGGCGTCCCGTGTCGCATGCGGCAGCCGACGAAAGACGCATATCGGCAGTGGCTGACCCAGGCGAATGAGCAGATCGAGCAGCTGCAGGCCGAGGTTACCGAGCTGCGCGCCGGAGGCAGCACCAGCACCACCCGGCCCGGGCTGGTGGCCGACCTGGTCACCGCCGCCTCTGCCCTCGGGCACCACGAAACGCTGCGCAGCAGCAGCGACGAAACCATCGACTACTGGCGCACGCGCGTTGAACAGCTGCGCGCCGAACTGACAGGAGCCAACCGTGGCTGAGCTCAACCGAACCCGTCGCCAGCACGCCCACAACGGCATGGCCGCCGGCGGCCGGCCCATCCGCATTCCCCGCTCGATCGACAGCGTGCGTGCGCACCTGAAGCGGCATCTGGTGGAAGAAGGCAAGCGCATGCAGGACCTGGCCGACGCCTGGGGCTGCTCGAAGCACAACGTCTACGACCTCTTCTACCGCGACCGGCCGATCTCCCCGACCCACATCGAGCTCGCCGCGAAGCTTCTCGGCCTAGACGAGTTCGACACCAACGAGCTGCGCCTGCTCGGCGCCCGCGAGGCCGGCTGGCAGATCGACCCCAACTTCCTTCTGGAGACGCACGTATGAACACCACGATGGCTGACAGCGCCAGCGAGCGCCTGGACGCACAGATCGCCGATGCCCTGTTCGGGCAGCCGGGCATGAGCAAGATGGACGTGGCCAACCGGCTTCGGCATCTGCGCGGTGCTGGTGCACCACTGTTCTGCGGCAGCTGCTACGGCCTCGGCGTGATCGGCTACACCAGCGGCCAGACGCCGGAGCAGTTCGAGCAGGGCGAGTATCCCTGCCCCGACTGCGCCCAGCCCTCCCCGGCTGGTCAGGTGGATGCTCTCCCACCGCTCCCCAAGGCACGTGTAATCGGCGCTGGCCGTCATGCGCCGATCAAACTGCACTATGGCTACACCGCCGAGCAGATGCAGAACTATGCACAAGCCGCCCTCGCCGCCCGACAGCCGGTGGGCGCAACCGACAAGGATTCCTTGACCGTTGGCGGTGGGCAGGCAGCCGACACTGAGATCGACGCGCAGCTCAATGCCCTCTATCGCGAGATGGTGGCTAGCGGGCAGCACAACGGCGGCATGTCGGGCGTTGCATGGGACCGAGCTGTCTATCGCATGGCAGCGCGCCAGCCCGCGCAGGCCGTGGACCTGCCCTACTCGCTCGATGCCGACCCGGCAGGTATCCGCGCCCGCGTGTGCGACGTAATCACCGGCGCGTTGATGGTCGGCGCGCAGGGCCACACGCCGCCGCCGGCCGGTCACTGGGCTGAGCCGTTCTGGAAATCGGCGCGTGCCGATGCGGCTGCGCAGGCCGTGGAGCTGGGGCAGCCGCTGCAGCTGAACCGCTACGACACCGGCCTACTGGGCGACGGCGGTAGCGGCGACGTGGCGTGGTGGCAGGACTACGTCCGGGCCGAGCTTGACCGCGCCCACGACTTCTACCAGGACCAAGCCGACAGCTGGGCGGTGGGCAAATGAGCCAGATCATCATCTTCCCGCGCGGGCAGGTGACAGCTGCAGACCGCAAGCGCATGGCCGAGGCTGGGATCGTGGCCGTCGAAGCCGACGACCCGCGCAGTGTGATCACCGTGGTGCCGGGCGCGCCGCTGGCCACCTCTGATGACCTGGCTATGGCCGCCCTCGGCGCTGTCGCCAGCAGCAATCTAGATAGCGTTGCCGCCGAGTTCGCGAAAGCTTTGCATAGCCGCCTGATCACGCTCGGACCAAAGGAGCCCGGCAATGACTGAGCAGTGCGACCCGACCGCAGCGGCCGTAAATGACGCGCGACATTCAGTACGCGTCGTCGCCATCGGCCGCCCTGATCAGAATTCTCTCCAGGCTGAATTCAGCGCTCTCAAGGTGCTCTGCCACCCCGACACAATGGGCGACGAGCCTTTTCGTAATGTTTTTGTCCACCTCACGATGCTTGCTTTCCGCGAGGCTCTTGACGAGTTCTTTGCTGGCCCTGACATGGCCGATAGCTTGGGTTATGGCATCGGAGAGGTCTATGGGAAGAATTGCGAGCCTAGGCAGAGCGTCGGTAGCCATCGGCAACTGAAGACCAGAAACGTGGGTTACGAGGTCAGATCTGAGAGCGGCCGAGAGTGTGCCGAATTGCTCCTCAACGTCAGGAATCAACTCGACCAGCCATTGAAACTGAGCCTTGGTCTCATGTACCTCAGGCGAAAGCAGAGCCGCGAGCACTCGCACCTCTCGCTGATGATGCTGTCGATCACGAAGCTGAGCTGCTTCTTCCAGTTTCACGGCAGAAGCTGCGATTTCCTGGGCAGATCGGCCAAGCCGAAGAGTCATGAAGCCTACGAAAAGGGTTGCGGCCACAGACAGGAAGCCAACCACCACAGCCAAGGCATCCCACCACACCACGCAATCATCAACGCCAAGCGGACTGCACCGAAAAACACCATCAAGCATGCTCATTCCCTGATCCCCCTGTGGATTGGCCGGCATTCTGCCATGGCTTGCCATCACCAGGAGACCGCCCATGGCTGACCCTATCCACGGAAGCACCCTCCACGTCGGCGATTGCCTGGAGGTGATGCGCGGCATGGCCGAGAACTCGGTCGATGCCATCGTGACCGATCCGCCGTACGGCCTGTCCTTCATGGGTAAACGTTGGGACTGCGACGTTCCCAGCATCGACATCTGGGCCGAGTGCCTGCGCGTGCTGAAACCCGGCGGCCACCTGCTGGCCTTCGCCGGCACCCGCACCCAGCACCGCATGGCCGTGCGTATCGAGGATGCGGGTTTCGAGATCCGCGACATGATCGCCTGGGTGTACGGCTCGGGCTTCCCTAAGTCCCACAACGGGGAATGGGGCGGTACCGCCCTGAAACCTGCGCTCGAACCGATAACCGTGGCCCGCAAGCCGTTGGCAGGCACCGTAGCGGCGAACTGGCGGCAGCACGGCACCGGTGGCCTCAACATAGATGGGTGCCGCATCGAGACGGCCGACAAGCTCGGCGGCGGGGATCAGTCCTCGGCCCCCAAGATCGGCCCGGATGGATGGAACCGCCCGTGGATGCAGGACGAGCAGTCGAAGGCCGCTCACGTCGCCCGCTGCACTGCCAGCGTTGCCAAGGCGGAAGCACTGGGCCGATGGCCGGCAAACCTGATCCATGACGGAAGCGAGGAAGTGCTCGCAGCGTTTCCGCATGCACCTGGCCAGAAGGCAAACACCAGCAGCGCAGAGAGCCCGCGTTTGGCCAATGTCTACAGCGGGGGCCAACTTAAGCGCTGCGGCGAACCGAGTGCTGACAGCGCCAATCAGGGTGACGTGGGATTCAAGATGAAACCCGGCGCCCGCCGCGCGGACAGCGGCAGCGCTGCTCGATTCTTCTACTGCGCCAAGGCGACGCGTGATGACCGCAACGACGGCCTGGACTTTGGTTCGGCGCCGGCTGTAACCGCCGGCGCAACGATGCGCGATCGCGAAACTGCGAACTGGTCGGTGAGGAACGGGAACCACCATCCCACCGTGAAGCCGACCGACCTCATGCGGTACCTGTGCCGTCTGGTCACGCCCGCCGGAGGATTGGTGCTGGACCCGTTCATGGGCAGCGGCAGCACCGGCAAGGCCGCGGTGCTGGAGGGCTTCCAGTTCATCGGCATCGAGTTGGACCCCGCCTACGCCGCAATCGCTGAGGCCCGCATCCGGGTTGCCCAGCCGGGCCTGGCCCTTGGTGACGCTGCATGACCGCCGACCTGCTGCAGGGCACCGAGCTGCCCGACTTCCGCGAGGTGGGCCACGTGCTGGCCAGCCTGTCTGGGGTCGACCTCGGCAAGGCCAGCAAGGCCACCGTGCGCGCGTGGGAGGCACGGGGCCTGGCCCTGATCGAACTCTCCCGAGGGGACTGGGCCGAAGCCGAGCGGATCATGGCCCCCGTATCGAAACGCCGCCACCGCGGCACCAATCTGGCCGCCGCCGGCGCGCCGAAGGAGGAAGCATGAACGAGAACGCCGCCGTCACCCCCAGCCGCCTCCTGCGCCGGGCCGAGGTCCTGGCCCGGGTCGGCATCTGCAAGTCGACCCTGTATTTGCGCATTTCGGCCGGAACCTTCCCCAAACCGGTCCA